TGAAGACAAATCATTCTTATATCAGATACCATATAAGAACATGGTCAAGTATATGTTTGAGTTACCATCAGCAGCAGATTTTGAAATGCTCTATGGTAATTTAAAAGCACAAGAGACAATCTCATTCTGGAGCACATCATTTATCAGGGGAACAACATTTGATCGAGCTATAATATTAGTCGATGAGTTTCAAAACTTGAATTTTCATGAATTAGATAGTATAATGACAAGAGTAGGAGAGAACACAAAGATCATGTTCTGTGGTGATGCAACCCAGTCTGATCTCATCAAACAAAACGAAAGAAATGGTATCGTAGATTTT